AAGAAATGACAGACCCCATAGAAGAACCAGTAAAAAGAAAAAGAGGCCGTCCTAAACTTGAGGAAGGCGAGAAGGGTAGTTACAATGTTTCGAGAAGGGTTAGGGCCCGAAGGGACTCTCAAAGAAAATTAAGTGCAGCTAAAAGACGAGCAAATAAACAATCTAAAAAATTAAACGCTATGAAACGATCTGTAAAAAGATCGGAAGAAAGTTTAAAAACTGTAGAAAATGCCATCTACAATAAAGACGGCTCAAAAGTTCTAGAAGAAAGTGTACTGGAACAAGTACCAGCCTCTGTAAAAGAACTAGTAGAAGATGAAGCAGAAGTTATTTTTAAGCCCAATAGTGGCCCCCAGACAGATTTTCTGGCATCTCCCGAAAGAGATGTATTTTACGGCGGGGCTGCTGGTGGCGGCAAGTCTTTTGCCCTTCTTGCTGATCTTCTCCGCTACTGTGGCAATTCTAACCACCGTGCGCTACTTATTCGTAGGACTCTTGACGAGCTTACAGAGCTTATCAATAAGAGTAGAGACTTATACCCAAAGGCTTTTCCCGGTGCCATATTCAGAGAAGCAAAATCCATGTGGCAGTTCCCATCAGGAGCAACAGCGTGGTTTTCGTACTTAGATAAAGATAAGGACGTAACAAGATACCAAGGACAGTCCTTTACGTGGATTGGAATAGACGAAATAACACATTATCCTACGCCTTACGTGTGGGAATATTTGAGATCAAGACTTAGAACTACTGATCCTAGCATACAAGCGTATATGCGCTGTACAGGAAACCCCGGAGGAGTAGGGGGATGGTGGGTTAAGAAGATGTACATAGACCCTGCCCCCGAAAGCACTCCGTTTTCAGCTACAGATATAGAATCAGGAAATCCTTTACTTTGGCCTAGTACGGCAACCAACGGAAAAGCTGGTGAGCCTTTGTTTCTTCGTAAGTTTATTCCAGCACGGCTCACTGATAACCCCTACCTCGCTCAAAGTGGTGAATATGAGGCCATGTTGAGGTCGCTCCCAGAGGTGGAAAGAAGAAGACTTCTAGATGGGGATTGGGATGTTGCAGAGGGAGCGGCATTTCCCGAATTTTCGCGTAATCTACACGTTGTTGATGCTTCTCAAGTAACTATACCGACAAACTGGCTACGACTACGTGCCGCTGATTACGGATACTCAGCCCCCTCTTGTGTTCTATGGGGCGCAATAGATTGGGATGACGTTCTCTGGATATATAGGGAATACTACGCAAAAGGACAGACTGCACAGAACCTTGCAAATACTATAGTAGCTCTAGAAGGAGAAGACCCTACTATGTATTATACTGTGCTTGACGCTTCTTGTTGGAATAGAGTAGGTACAGGAGCTTCTATAGCTGAAACAATGATTAGAAGTGGTGTTAGGTGGGTTCCTTCGGATAGAAATAGACTAGCAGGAAAGATGGAGCTACATAGGCGACTACAAGTAGATGAAGTAACTGAAGAACCAAGAATTAAAATACTTTCTACTTGCACTAACCTCATAAGAACACTATCTAGTATACCACTATCTAAGACTAATCCTGAAGATGTAGATACAAAGTCTGATGACCATGCTTATGACGCACTAAGATATATGTGCATGACAAGAGCAAGGGGACATCTAACGATAAATAGCATGATGAATAAGATGAAAGAAAATCAACCTAAAGCTTTTGATAGTGTGTTTGGATATTGATTGTGTTTAAGGTGTCGATAAAATGAGTAAAGATAAAGATCGTGAAGCTCGCTTAAATCAGATAAGTATGAGCGAAAAACAAAGAAATAAAAAAGCTTGGGATCTATATCGCAATAGACAGGAGGCTAGTGCTAATATTGGTCAGTATTCTGCTATTCGCACTGAAACAAAAAATCAACGGCTACTAAGGGAAGGCCCCGGAACTGATATAGGAGATGCTTATAAAGAAGTCATACGCCAAAGAGATGAAGAAATAATGAGAAAAGCTGCATTTGGTGATAAACTTCCTGTGACAGATTACGAAAAACCTTTTGCAAATTTGACTCCCTCTGAATATGATCAGATAGTTAAAGATATGAGTCCCAAAGAGAGAGAAGCTTTTAGAAAAAGAAAAGATGTTAATATTATTAAGCCTCCTCCAGAACCTCGTAGACTAAAAGATCGTATTACAGGTGTTGATCCTGCTACTCAAAAAGCTATAAAGGGAGATACTCCCGAGGTTGAGATAACACAGCATGAAAATCGTGAGAAGCTATATCTTCGACAATCAAAGCAAGCAAAGGAATTAGAAGCGGCTGTAAAAGCTGGACAAATAAAAGGGGTTGCGGGAGAGTGGTGGGACGAAAGGATGCGAACCTTAACTACAGAAGATGAGTATTTACTTAAAGAAGGCGTTGCAAATAAAAGATTTTTAACTCCTCCGTGGATGACCCTATATAAAGAGCTTAACCTATCAGAGTATGCTGGGGATACTCCCGTAGGTTTTAGCACTTATCGACCAAAACTTAGAATGTCAGACACAAGGCTTGGAGATCGTGAGAGTGGTGGTCTTACACGTAGAACCGTAACAAAGGAACAAATTCAAAACTATCTTAGAGAAGAAGGAAAAAAAGAAGGTGTACAAGAAGCAGTATCTGGAAGACAATCAAATAAAGCTAAGTACGAACAAGGAAAAACTAGACTTGCTTCTATTAGAAAAGAATTAACGAAACTTGAAAAAGAACAACGTAAAGCAACAGGCTCAACTATATTTTTACTTGACGAAAAAATGGATAAATTAAATTCAGAAGCAAATGAAATAAGAGCAGCAAATGCACAATACGAAGAACGTATAGGTGAGACTAAAAAAGGAAAAGCTAAAAAAGCTAAAAAGCCTGTAGAAACTAAACCTCCCCCTAGAACTGAGGAACAACAAAGAAAAAGAAAAGAGAGATTTGAAAAGGCAGCAAGAAGAACAGGAAAAATAAGAGGACTAGGAATAATAGGTCAAATTTTAGGTGGTGCAACTGTTGCAGGTATAACTTACGGTCAAACAAAAGACGCAAAGGCTGCTGCTTCCGAAGGAATCAAAGCACTAATTGATTCTAGTACTCCTGTAGCTGATGCTACATTAACTGGAAATTTATCTAGATACTCTAGAGAAGATTTAGAAGACATAAGTCAAGGAAGAATGACACAAAGAGACTTTGAGTACGAAACTGATCCAGATAGGTACGTAGGGCCTGTTGAAGAGGATACGTATATAGAAGAAAGACTAAGACCTACAGGAAGATTACCCAAGAGGGGTAGTCCTACGTTTATGAGCGTAGAATAAATTTAAAAAAAGGAGATACGAATGTATACTTACGGCAAAGAATACTTTGATAAACTTATGAAGAAACAAGGCGAACTTAGCCCTGTTCCTGATGGAGCCTTGCACCGTGAAAAGCACGACTCAGTTATTGCTGGTCCTATCGAAAGGGACAAGCAAATTGTTGACATGGGACGTAAAGCAGACCCTAAGAATAAGGTTGATCCCGCTGTATTTAAAATGGCAGACGAAAAAAACTATTAAACTTTTAGGAAATAGCTATGCCCGATACACCATTTGGTGACACTCCAGCAGTAGCTCTTGTTGATGAAGCATCTACAAATATAGTTGGGGCTGTTAAGTCTAAGTTTGAAGATGCAGAAACTGGTCGTTATGAGCATGAACAACGATGGCTAAAAGCGTATAAAAACTTTAGAGGTATTTACGATTCGACTACTCAATTTAGAGAGTCTGAAAAGAGTAGAGTATTTTTAAAGATTACAAAGACTAAAGTTTTAGCTGCTTATGGTCAAATAATAGATGTTCTATTTGCTAATAAGAAGTTTCCTATAGTTGTTGAGTCTACTCCTGTACCCGAAGGTATTGCAGAGTTTGCACATCTTAAAACAACTCCAGATATGCCAGAAGAAAATCCTTACGGTTTTCCGGGGGATGGTAGAGAACTGGAACCCGGCGCTACAGAAGTTTCTCCACTCGGGGGGCTAGAACAAAAATACGAGGGGGCTAATTTAGAGGAGGGGGTTGGTAGACTTGGAGAACCCCAGATAAGTCCCTCTAGAGAAACTGCTCGACTTATGGAAAAGACTATCCATGATCAACTGCACGATAATAATGCTACTAATATTTTACGGCACTCCATATTTGAGTGCGCTCTTTTAGGAACGGGTATCGTTAAAGGCCCTCTTAACGAGAGTAAAAGCATACACCGCTGGGACGAAGAAAAAAACTATAGTCCCATGAAGAAAATTATTCCTAAAGTAGAATCTGTTTCTTGTTGGAATTTTTATCCTGATCCTGCTGCGACTAGTGTAGATGATTGTTCTTATATTATTCAGCGTCACAGGCTCAATAGGTCACAAGTTCGTGATCTTATGGATAAACCGTTTTTTAATCCAGAAGCTGTTGCTGCATGTCTTGATATGGGGCCTAACTACGATGATAAATACTTTGAAGACACTATTCGTAGTGAGAACCTAGAAGCACATCAAAACAACGATAGATACGAGATATTGGAGTTTTGGGGTAATTTAGATTCTCAATTAGTCATGGATATGGGTCTACCTATGGAGATGGACGACCTAACAGAGATACCTGTTAACGTATGGGTATGTGGCAACCAAGTGTTACGTGTTGTAATGAATCCCTTTGTACCTTACAGAATACCCTACTTTTCTGTACCGTATGAGATTAATCCTTATCAGCTATTTGGTGTAGGTATTCCAGAAAACATGGAAGATGCTCAGTTGCTTATGAATGGTCACATACGCATGGCTATTGATAACTTAGCACTTGCAGGAAACGTAGTATTTGATGTGGACGAGGCTTCCCTTGTACCGGGTCAGAACTACGACATATACCCCGGTAAGGTATTTAGAAGGCAATCGGGCAATCCCGGTACTTCTATTAACGCCGTTAAGTTTCCAAATACAGCGCCAGAAAACATTCAGATGTATCAGGCTGCACGGCAACTTGCGGATGAGGAGACAGGACTACCTAGTATTATGCACGGTCAAACAGGAGTATCTGGTACAGGACGTACCGCTGCTGGACTTAGTATGTTGCTTGGTGGTGCTAACCTAAGTATTAAGACAGTTATAAAAAATATAGATGATTTTCTATTAAAACCAATGGGCGAAGCTATGTTTCTGTGGAATATGCAGTTCAATGATGAACGTCCTGAAATACAGGGAGACTTGGAGATTAAGCCGCAGGGAACGTCTGCAGTGATGCAAAAAGAAGTTCGCAGTCAAAGGCTAACTGCGTTACTACAGACAGTGGCAAATCCAATGCTTGCTCCGTTTATTAAGATTCCAAATCTTGTAAGGGAGTTAGCCATTGCACAGGACATTGATCCTGACTTGCTCGTTAACGATATTAACGACGCACAAATATTTGCAGATGTATTGAGAGGACTAAATGCTGGACAAGGAAACATGCCAGAAGCTCCTCCCGCTGGTCAACCAGCCCCCGGCGTGGGACAGTCTGGAGGACTACCTCAAGGAACTGGGGAACCGGGACAAGGACAGGCTGGCGCAGGAACCATCGGACTTAGAGATACGGAAGCTGCAGGGCCGGGTGCAACTGGTCAACCACCTCCTATCCCTCAAGAATGAAGTTAACGAACAACAGAAAGTATATGTGAAGAGTGGCGACTAGCTTAGAACAAATACAAAGTACACTAGCATCTGCACGGGAAACAGGTACTAAACCTGTATCTATGGCTGAGATACCAGAAGCTACTATAGATGTAAAAGGTGGAGTATCTAGTGCGTTAGAAATAGAACCTCTAGGGCAAAAAAAGAAAAAGAAAAATGAACCTATTATACAAAGTTCAACAGCAAGCATGGCTACTGATGAATATTTTTCTGATCTTTTAGAAGGGATAAATTATAACGATCCTAGTAGTGTTCAAAATTTTAAAGATTCTGTATCTGATAGGCTTACCGGGGCTGATTTTCCTACAGTAGCATCTTTAAGCGCAGCCCCTCCTGAACAACAAACAGTTAGTGAAGAAGGTGGTGATGATCCTTTTGGTCAATTTGAAGACTATTTTGGAGAGTCAACTAGAGATTCTATTGGGGGCCAAGATTTAGAAGAAGGACAGTACGATTGGTCAGGATCATATATGGGAGACACCTCTCTACCCTCTAGTGAAGCGTATGAAGAATTTGCTTCTATGTCTCGCTCCTCTCAAAATACTGCTGTGGGTCTTATGAGTTCTCTTCCTAGTATGGCTGTGGCAGCTTCAAGAGGAACAGGGTGGGGTGATCTTGCAATGGGCTATGCTTCAAAAGCTACGGGTTTACCTTCTTATAATTCATTTATGAATAGTTTTAATGTAACAGACGCATATAGTGCTATCAACGCAGCAAATTCTGCTGTAAATCTAGCAAAAACAGTATCTGCCTATGATAAATTTACCTCTATGACTAAAGGACTTGAAAGTTTTATAGGCGGAATTGCTAATAAATTTACACAAACTTTAGATGGAGTTATGAGTGTTGTTACAAATCCAACAGGAGCGTTAGAAGCTGTAGGTAGAAATTTAGAATATGGAACACAAAATCCTGAAATGAGATCATTTAATCTTCCTTCTGGTCCTGTTAGTTTTGTTTTTGATGAAACAGGAAGGTTAACTACTCCCGGTTTAGTGGGCATGATGGTAGCAGGAACCCCTGTAGCAAGTGCTTACGGATTAGCGCAATTTGGAATGAACGCTTCCGGGTATGTAGATGAAATATCACAGAGAGCGCATGGAATGGTTGATGCGTTTAGTCTTTCTGGTACATCTTACGGAGAAGGAGTAACTGGATATAGCACTCCTGATGGAAGTAAGTCTTTTGTAGACTTAGATTTTTCTTCTTACGCTGCAAATTACGGGTCAGAAGCTACTAATTGGAATAATCAATTAGATATATCTTCAATGTCAGGTACATTGGGAAGTCAAACTGCCCAAGATTTTGAAGTAGCTTCAGTAGTTCAATCTTACGTTGACTTTGATGTAGAAGAAGATTTTGCTCAAGCGCACAAGGAAGCGTTAGCAAATCAAGCAATAGGTTTGGGAATAGTTGATAGTTACGCCGAAGCTATGAACATGGAAATGAGTGGAGAAGGTAGTTTATCAGAAGCAGTATCTAAATCAAATATAGAAAGTAATACAGAGATTATGGAGGCTATAAGCGGAGCATTTAGTGAAAAATATGGTGTTAGCTTACAAGATTTAAGTCCTACTTCTGATATGGCAGCTATGTTTATGAGTGATACTCAACTTTCAGCACAAACAACGGGTGTAAAAAAAGGAGAACTTGATGTTGGTGTATCTAATGCAATAGGATTAGATAAAGAATTGGTTGAAGCAGTTTCAACAGCACAAATATCAATGATAGGAGATTATTCGGCACAAGCCGCTGCAGGTGAAGCTACTAAACTTTCAATGGCTCTAAATGCCCCTGTTTCTGTAGCTATAACTTCAGAAGGACAGGCTATAGCTGATTTAAGTGGAACTATTGACACTTTAGGAGATGCTCATAACTATGGAGATATTCATTCAGCAGCAGGTAGTGCTGCACATGATTTAGCCAATGCTACTACATCAATAACAGGAGATTTAACTTTTAATCCTGAATATAATGAAGTAGATAAACAAGTTGCTACAGATCTTGCAACTGCTGCTTCTAATCATGGTAAGACTGTAGGAGAAATTGCTACTGCTACTAAATCTTTTGGTGGTACTGTTGCTGAATTAGATCAATTTATGTCAGACGTAGATGAAGCAGTTGAAGCAGAAAGTAAGAATACAGATACTAGTAAAGAAACTCAAGATTTAATGAGTGCATACGGGGAGGCAGAAGGCGATACCAGTGATAGTGATAGTAAAGTAATCTGCACAGAATTGCATCGTCAAGGGCTTCTTCCTTACGATCTTTGGAGAAACGATGGAAAATATGGTAAAACATTACCGTTACACGTTAGAAAAGGATATTGGCTATGGGGAGTACCTATAGCAAATGCAATGGCTAACTCTAAAGCCATAACAAAAATAGTTAAGCCTGTTGCGACATGCGTTGCAAAAGAAATGGCTTACAGAACTGGATACGGACAAGGAAGTACGATAGGTGAAATTCTTCTTAATATTGGCCTTCCTATTTGTTCTATTATGGGTAGGTTTAATAAAAATGGAAATTACAGAACAACAGTTTCTTGAAAATATGGATACACTTCCTGACCAAGAGCAATCAATGGTTATAGGACTTATAGATGCAAACACTCCTGAAGCTCTAGAAGCATTTGCGTCTAGTTTAGGCGTTACATTTTCTGTAGAGGATGTTGCAGATGAAACTATAGAAGAGCCAGTTGATACTGAGATGGAGCCTACTTTACCCTTAGAAGAACCAGTTGTAGAAGAGGCACCTATTGAAGAACCTCCTGCTCCTGTAGAATCACCAATGGATCAACAGATGCAACAGTTAGCAATGGGTGATCAAGTTGTTGAGCCTGTTCCAGAGGAAGCTATGCCAACAGAGAATATTCCAGCGGAAGCTGTGCCTATAGATGCAGTTGCTGGTCCCATAATGCAACCCGGAGCCTCTGAAACAGGCGTAGCAGACGATGTTCCAATGGATGCAGAAGAGGGT